GCAGAACAGCGGAAGGCAATCGAAGCTGAGAAAGCCGCTGTCGAGCAAGCCAAACAACTCCGAGACCAGTATGCTCAACGATTGGAACTGATTGAAAAGGTTTTATCGGAGCAGAACAAGTCGGAAGATTTAGAGTCACTGAAAGAGTCCGATCCGATTGGCTACGCGATGAAAGTCGCAGAGTCTGTCCAGCGAGACAAGCAACTAGCCGCAGTTCAGGCTGAAAAGCAACGCATTGCCGAGAGGCAACAAGCGGAGCGTCAGACGCAACTCCAGCAGTATCTTGCCGAGCAACAGGCCCGATTACAGCAAGCCATTCCAGAGTATGCCGATCCGCAGAAGGGTGAAGAAGTCCGACGGGATATTCGCTCGTATGCACAGAACGTCGGTTTTACGGAGGGCGAACTTAATCAGGTTTATGACTCACGCGCTGTTCAGGTTTTGTGGGAAGCCGCTCAGTACCGCAAGCTAATGTCTAACAAGCCGGAGGTAGCCAAGAGGGTTGCCGAGGCTCCTAAGACGCTAAAGCCCGGGACTGGAAAGGTTTCAAACCCTGAGTCTGATGCAGCGAAGCAGGAACGAAACCGGCTGCGTAAGTCTGGCAAAGCCAGGGATGCAGCTTCATTGTTTGAACGATTCAATTACTGAGGTTAATCATGCCTACCTTTACCGCACACACGGCCATTGGCCAAAGAGAAGATTTGACGGATTAAAACTAGTCAATTAGACTAGGCCAGTCCCCTTGATGTTTTGGAGAGTGGCTTGGGAAAGTTGACAGCAACAAAGCAAGAGTTGCAAGCGTTAGTAGGTGTTAAATCATGCGAGCAGATTGGAAAAATGTTTGGATGCAGTGCGGAGTTGGTGAGGCGAAAACTTCACTCGCTCGGTATCGCTGTAACCAGACGTCGTTTCGATCCACCCGCTGAAGAGCTAAGACAGATGTATCAAGCCATGTCCATGTCGAAGATTGCGGAGCATTATGGGGTTGGTGAAACCGTAGTGTTCAAGCGATTGAAAGAACATGGGATCAAGGTTGATACGATAGGCAATCACAGGCTCAAAACTGGGCGAAAGTTTAGTCTTGAGCATCGTAAAAACCTAAGTCTTGCTCACACCGGGAGATGGGTTGGTGACAAAAACCCGCATTGGAAAGGTGGTGTTCATGTCAAGAATTTGGCTGAACGCGCAAGCGGTGCATACAAACAATGGCGTGTTGCTGCGCTGGAGTTAAAAGGCAGTGCTTGTGAACAATGCGGAGTCAAGCAGGGTTCGATGTGTCAGTGTTGTGGGACTTCTGTCCGATTGCACGTGCATCACATCAAATCATTTGCTAGCCATCCTGAGTTAAGATATGACGCAACGAATGCCGAAGTGCTGTGTCCCAAGTGTCATTTTTCTAGGCATCATTGAAAATCGGGTGAATTGCTGGAAACCCCTTAGAGCCTTGAGTACCGAAGCGTAACAATCTCAAGGATTGGGCAATCAGCAGCCAAGCCGCATATGTAAGCCAATAGGCCCAGGGATGCGGAAGGTTCAACGACTAGGCAGTGACGAAAGGATAATCTGCCCACGAGCGCCCGACGCGAAAGCGATGATATAGTCTGGACTATCGTGAAAGCGATAGAAGCAAGGATAAAGAGCCTTGCGATAACAAATCGGTTATTTATGACATCAGCCCGACCGAAACGCCGATCATGAGCACTCTGGCTCGCACCAAAGCGACCGCTGTGTTCCATGAGTGGCAGACTGACTCGCTTGCTTCTGCGACTTCAGCCAATGCCGCAGTTGAGGGTGCCGATGGGGTGTCCGCTACGATCAGCCCGACCACTCGTCTTGGTAACTACACGCAGATCGTTCAGAAGGTTGTACAGACTTCTGGCACGCTTGAGGCAGTTAACAAGGCAGGTCGCCGTTCGGAACGCGCATACCAGTTGGCGAAAGCGTCATCTGAGCTTAAGCGCGACATGGAAACCATCATCACTGCCAACCAAGGCCGCGATGCTGGCTCGTCTACGACCGCTCGTAAACTCGGCGCGATTCTGTCTTGGCTGAAAACCAATACGTCGAAAGGTACTTCCGGTACTGATCCGACGACTATTGGCGTTTCGACCCGTTCGGACGGTGCGACTCGTACGTTTACCGAGCAGCTTCTGAAGGACGAAGTTGCCGCGGCGTTCGATTCGGGTGGTAATCCGACGATGCTGGTTGTTGGTTCCGGTCTGAAGCAGAAGGTCTCCTCGTTTGCCGGTATCGCTGCCCAGCGTTACATGGCTCCTGGTGACCAGCCGACGACGATTATCGGTGCTGCTGATGTTTACATGAGCGACTTCGGTACTCTGTCGGTTGTTCCTGACCGCTTCATGCGTACTCGTGACGCGCTGCTCCTTGATCCCGAATATGCTGCTCTGTCGTATCTTCGTCCGTTCCAGACGAATGATCTGGCAAAGACCGGCGACTCGGAAAAGACGCAGTTGCTTGCTGAGTTCACGCTCGAGATGCGTAACGAGGCGGCTCATGCCATCGTTGCGGACCTGAACCCCGCGCTGTAATCGGGAAGGGGAGGGGGAAACCTCTCCCCGCTTTTATGCCAACACTATTTTCTGTTCACGATGGCCGCTATACCGTTGCTCACGCGACTGAGGGCGGTGTGATTCTGGAGACAAAGCAGGATGTCTCTGAAATCATCGAGGCGAACAAACGTCAATTCAACGATGCGCCCAAGAAGTTCGACGATGTAATCACGCACATTGCTCGACTTCCGCTAACGCTGATTGATGACCTGAACGCAAAGGGGATCATGCGTGGCTTTCACGTAATAGATCAGACTGCGTTCAAGGCTTTCCTAAACAATCCTGACAACCGATTTTTCAGAACTCATCCGGGGCATATTTGAAAGTTGCAATCTGTGTCCCGTGCCGGGACGAGGTGATGTCTGGATTCTGTTTCGACCTTGCTAGGCTATGTGCTTACGAGGCCAAACGTGGAGTAAACGACATCCAGTTGTTGCAGATGCCAGGGACTCTGATCTTCACGCAAAGGGAGAAGCTGGCATCGGAGGCTCTGGAGTGGGGTGCAGATCAGACGTTGTGGATTGACTCGGATCAACGGTTTCCTGCGAACGCGCTGGAGATTCTTCAGTCAAGACAAGTGTCGATGATCGGGACGAACGCCACCACCAGGAGAGAGCCGATTCTGCCTACCGCGCTGAATCTTAAGATTGAGCGGGAGATGTTGAACGGCAAGCCTGAAGGCGAACCGTATCAGGTGTGGCACAAGGTAGAGTCACGGGGTAAGCAGGGAATTGAGCAGGTGACAGCGGTCGGTTTTGCGTGTACGCTTGTCAGTAGAGAAGTGTTTGAGAAGGTTCCCCGTCCTTGGTTTGACATCATCTGGACGGATCATGGGAACGTAATTGGGGAAGACGTCACTTTCTGTGTCCGCTGCATGGAAAACGACATTCCTGTCTGGGTAGACCACGAATTGTCGATGCACATCGGGCATATCGGAGTCAAGACATTCGGATGGGATGATGTAAAGCATGGCCCTCACGACCTACAGCGATCTGCAAACAGCAATCGCAAACTATCTCGCAAGAAGCGATCTAAGTAGCCAGATCCCTGACTTTATTCGGCTGGCAGAGATTCGCTTACGTCGAGAGCTTCGCATCCGTCAGATGCTGAAGAACGTCACCACTACCACCACGAGCGGTGATGCGACGGTGCAGCTACCGTCAGACTTTCTCCAGATGCGTGACCTGTACATCGATGGAGACCCGCTCCAGCCGGTGATCTACCTCACTCCGTCTCTGTTCACGAGCAACGCTCAGTCTACGTACTCTGGCAAGCCAACTCGCTACACAATCTTGGCAGACGAGTTCAAGTTTGCCCCCTATCCTGACAATGCGTATACGCTGTATATGCTGTATTACGCTTCGCCACCATTTCTCTCGAGCACGCAGACGACGAACGTCTGGACGGTGAACGCGATGGATTGTTTGCTGTATGGCTCGCTGGGTGAGGCTGAGCCGTATCTCATGAACGATGCTCGATTGCAGACCTGGGCGACGTTGTATCAGCGAGGTATCAACAGTCTTACGAAGTCGGATGATGATGCTGAGTTCAGTGCGTCACCGTTGACAATGCGAGTGAGTCGATAATGGCGCTCGTACTGAAAGATCGCGTCAAAGAGACTACGACCACCCAAGGAACGGGAACGATTTCCCTGCTGGGTGCTGTGCAGGGGTATCAAGGTTTCTCGTCTATCGGGATTGGAAACACGACTTACTATTGCATCCAAGCAACTGCTGATTGGGAAGTTGGCATCGGTACGGTCGGAGCCGGATCGCTGACTCGAGATACCGTTCTTGCAAGCAGCAACAACGGAAGTCTCGTCGGGTTTGGGTCTGGCGTTAAGGATGTGTTTTGCACTTATCCTGCTGGCAAGTCGGTAAGCACTGACAGTCTTCCGGTGACTGGTGCGATCAGCAGTGCCTCACCTAACGATACGGTAAACGTCGCTAGTCTTACGTCTGCCGTTACCACGACTAACGGCGACCTTGCGTTAGTAAAAAAAGGGACTGGTGCTCTGCTTGCACAGGTTCCGACAGGTACGACTGCTGGTGGTAATAAGCGTGGTCAATATGCCGTTGACTTAGTTGGTTTTAGGCTCAATGCTGCAAATGTTGCAAGCGGCGACTACTCCTTTCTTGGTGGCGGGAGTGACAACAAGGCTTCCAATTTCTACAGTGCTGTTGTAGGAGGGGCTGGGAACTTTGCAACAGGCAACAATTCCTTTATTGGCGGCGGCATAGATAACCAAGCAAACAACCTTGCCAGCGGTGTTGCGGCAGGCCGGTTGAATGTAGCCAGCGCAGATTACGCAATGGTTAGCGGAGGCCGGGAAAACGCTGCTTCTGGGAGTTATTCTGCGGCAGGTGGCGGTCTGTCCAATGCTGCTTCTGGTCAGTACACCACTATTCCTGGTGGGCGTTTGAACACTGCATCAGCGTCCTACGGAACCACTGGTGGCGGGTTAAGTAATACAAACTCAGGCCAATATGCCACGATTTCTGGTGGTAGCGGTAACACAGGTTCTAGCAATTATTCTGTAATTGGCGGTGGACAATCTAACTCCGCGACAGGCAGCACTGCTGTAGTGTCTGGTGGCTCGTCTAATACTGCGTCTGGCACGTTTTCTAATGTTTCTGGCGGCATTGGTAACACTGCAAGCGGGTCTCGTTCTGCTGTGTTGAGTGGCGACACCAACCTTGCGAACGGGCAATATTCTGTAATCCTCGGTGGGATATACGGAACGGCTCGGCAGATGATTGGTTATGCAGCGCAATCAGGCGCGAATCCGTTTACTGGCACGACCGTTGGGATGGTGCAAACCGGCTCAATGCTGTTGGGAATGGTCACGACCAACAACAGTTCAAAAACGATGTCTAGCGATGGTTTGTCTGCTGGGTTTACCCGTAACGTGCTGACTCTGCAAGACAACTCGGCAATGTTTTTCAAGGGTGCTGTGATTGCCAACGTAACCGGGGCTGGCGACACAAAGTCTTGGACGTTTGAAGGCCAGATCAAACGTGGTTCTGGTGCGTCAACAACTGTACTTACGGGATCGACTGTCACCGTAGGCTATGAAGATACCGGGGCATCAGCCTGGACGCTATCTCTCTCTGCTAATACGACAGATGGATCTTTGCGTGTGTCAGGTGTTGGTGCTGTATCGGACACCGTGAGATGGGTGTGCAAGCTGGAAACCACTGAAGTGGGCTTCTGATGTTCGGGATTGCGGCATTCTCGGAAGTCCCGTTCAGTTCGCTGCCGACGAGCGGTGGGATCTGGCAAGAGGTACGAGGCGATAGTAATGTTTGGACTCGTATTGACCCGACAGAATCTAGTTTTCTGGTCAGGGATAGTAACGGGGTGCAGTATCAGGCTTCGCTGATTGTTTTATCGAGTTCTGCTGTTCAGTTTGTGGTGCCGCGAGAAGTCAAAGACAGTAGCGGCACGACGTTTGTTCCGGTCACTAACTTGTGGCAAGATTCTTCAACATCATCCAGTTCGTGGGTAGAGGTCTAACATGGCTGCACCATTCTCAACGACACCCGATAGTTGTGCAGTCAACTGCATTGCTATCACTCCTGCCGACTCTGATCTGGTTGCGCCCGTTCGTGCGCTCTACATCGGCGGGTCGGGTAACGTGCGGATCAACGACACCGG